ATCCAAGAACACACTGTTTCTCATGTGGGAAAACAGTATTTAAAGAAAGTAGAAATAACATGAATGACTTAATAGATGATGATGATCTAATAGATAGATCTTTCGGAGCTTCGATTCAAGATATACAAAGCTATCGCAGTTATCCAATGACATCTCGTGGTATCTCACAAGAAATAGTAGACCACTTTGAAGTTAAGATGTCTGTGAATAGTAATGGTAAGCCTGAAGCACACTACTATCCTTGGACTATTGATGGTAGGGTGACAGCATATCAAGAACGTAAGTTGCCTAAGACCTTCAGAACTTATGGAGACTTTAAGAATGTCGAACTATTCGGACAAAGACAAGCAACTTCAGGATTTACGTTGGTTATCTGTGAAGGAGCCATCGACACGATGTCGGTCGCACAAGCCTACAGAGAAAAGTATGGACGTACCTATGCTGTTGTCGGTGTTAGTGCTGCTTCTTCTACCTCTTGTGCTTTGGCTCAAAGGGACTGGATAAATAGCTTCAAGACTGTAGTTATTATGATGGATCAAGATGAAGCTGGTAAGAAGATGACAGACTTCTTAGGTAAGATGATCAAGCCGGGTAAGGCAAAGGTCGCAAAGCTACCTGAGAATGACGCTAACGATACATTAATGAAGCATGGTTGGAAGACCTTGATGGAATGTATTTGGAACGCTCAGAGTTGGAACCCTTCAGGTATCGTAACTGGTCAGCCTATATGGGATCAGTTTATGCAACGTCAAAACGTAGAATGTGTAGCTTACCCTGATTGTCTCAGTGGTTTGAACACAAAGCTAAAAGGAATTAGGCATGGTGAGATTACTCTATTCACTTCTGGAACTGGTAGTGGTAAATCTACTGTCATCAAAGAGATTATCTTGGATCTTCTGTCAAAAACGAGTGACCGCATTGGGCTTATCAGTCTGGAGGAGAGCGTTGGAGACACGGCAGAGAAATTCATCGGGATGGCTATCAAGAAGCCTCTTAATGAGGACTCACCTCCTCCTGAAGACGAGCTTAGACAGGGTTTTGATGAGGTCTTTGGAGATGAAAGACTCGTCCTCCTTGACCACCAAGGATCAGTAGGTGATGACAGCCTGATTGATAAGATTGAGTACATGGCTCTGATGGGATGTAAGTACTTGGTACTGGATCACATTACCATTGCTGTATCAGAAGGAACTGATGGGCTATCTGGTAACGAAGCCATTGACAAATTTATGTCTGACCTACTCAAGATAGTAAAGAGACATAACATATGGCTAGGTTTGATCTCACACTTGCGTAAAGCACAGGGTGGTAGAGCTTTCGAAGATGGTAACATTGCATCTATAGATGACATCAAAGGCTCTGGTTCTATCAAACAGATCTCATTTGATATCATTGCATTCTCTAGGAATCTAATAGCAGAGGATGAAGATGAGCGTAACACTGTGCAATTTCGTGTACTTAAATCAAGGTTCACTGGAAAGACAGGTGATGCTGGGTCTGCAACATATGACCCCAACACTACTAGACTTATAGCTAAACAAGAAGGCTTTGATTATATAACCACATAGGAGAACATATGTCAGCACTCCAAGAGATAGTTGACTACCTTGTAACGAGGGTAGATGGTGTTAGTCCAGCACGTAGAAGACCTCATCTTGCTGGGCTCTTACTGAGGCTATCAGTTAATTACAGTGATCGTATGGAATCATACGTATTAAAGAGCATCGCTATACTACAGATGCAATTCACAAAGGATACTAGCTCAAGTCCAGCTGGTACTACAACACTTACCAATGCGTCTACTAAGATAGGACAAAGCATAGGTAAAGAACTAGACAGGGAGCCCCTACCTTGGGGCTCTCAAGTATCTATAGGTGATCTATTTATAGAGGCGTTATACAATCTTAAATTCATAGAGTTGTCATATGCTAAGACAAGGAACAGTTGCCACGTTGTGTCAGCTTCTCCTCGTTGGTATGAGATTGGTGTGATACCATCTAAAGGTGGTAGCTTTCCATTGGCTGCAACAACTACTGAGAAACCTAAAGACATTGTTAAAATGTTTCAAAACATAAATGGTGTTCAACGTCCAGTGATCAAAGGTAGTTTAGAAGGAGACTACTTAGATCCATATGCACCTTGGGTTCAAGCATTGAATAAACTTCAACAGACAGAGTGGAAGATTAACACTCAAGTGTTTGAAGCTATGGTAGCCAACAAAGAATTGTTTGTATCTGAAGATCCAGTGTTAGACAATGATGCTAAAGAACTCAAGCGTAGAAGTAAGATGGTTGAGTGGGCATTCATATCAGAGAAAGCACGTAAGCTATCTGAGTTAGATAAATTCTATCAATACTTAGATGCTGACTACAGGAGTAGGCTATACTACTGTGAGAGCTTTATGAACTTCCAAGGATCTGATTTAGCTAGGGGCTTGTTTAAATTCCATCACTCTAAACCAATGACTGAGAGTGGGTTGCAGTGGTTAGCTATACACACTGCGTCTGTGTTCAACATGTCTTATGGCATCGATGAGATACCTAGCTGGTGTACATCAGATTACAAATCACATCTTGAGAGTGAAGGATTAGATGACATATCTGTTGACAAGATGACACTTGAAGATAGGATATCTTGGACTAATGAGTACATGGAAGAGATCGTTGAAGCAGGTAAACACTTGAACTTCTCTAGTGAAGCTGAAAAGAAAGTGTCCTTTCTTGCTGCATGTGTTGAGTGGTATGAGTTTGATTGTGCATTCAAAGACAACAGAATACACATGACATCCTTACCTATACCTATAGATGGAAGCAACAATGGGTGGCAACACCTAGGTGCCATATCTAAAGATGAACAAACTGGAGATCTCGTGGGTTTAATTCCGGGAGAAATACAGAAAGATTTCTATGTTCAAACTGCCAAGGAGATGATCAGCATCTGTAAAGATGACAGATTAAAATCCATCTTAGCAAGTATGCCTATGAAAAGCATACGTAAAGGTATATCTAAACGTGGGTCAATGACTAGGGCATACTCAGCAGGGTCTAAGAAGATCGCTGAGAACATGTTCTTTGATTGTAAGTCTGAAGACTACCACACTACCTATGGTATCACACAAGACGATTGCACAAAGCTATCTAAACTTCTGATAAAAGCAATTGATAAGGTATGCCCCGGACCTTTATCTACTATGAGATACCTTCAGAACTTAGCTATGTACCAACTAGGTACACATGTTAAGGTAGACTCTGATGGGTACGAGGCTAACGATGAGTACAGGGTTCTATCTAAATCCCGTGATGAGTTAATGAAGAAGAACTTCAAGACTGATGATGATCTAATAGAGCTTAATGATACTGTCATAAAACTTAAAGAGTTCACAACAAAACTAAAACATGGCAGAGGTGTGGACAAAATAGAATGGGGTACTCCTTCAGGTTTCCACGTTGTCTATTCAAAATGGATAATGCAAGACAGGAAAGCTAGAGGACGTATCAAAGGCTATGGTAATAAGACAGGTCAAGTAACACACGTAGCGTTAGTGCCTACACGTATGCCTGATCGTAGGGGATTCGTATGTGGGATGTCACCTAACTACATTCACTCAATGGATGCAAGTCACATGGCTCTTGTAGTATCAAGTTGGGATGGCTGCTTTGCAGCAGTACATGACAGCTTTAGTACCCATGCTAGTGATGTGGATGACTTACTCAGCTTAACTAAACAAGTGTTCATACGTATGTATGACTATGAAAACTACTTTGAAATCATACGTAACTTCATAACAGATGCCGAGGATGATGTAGAACAACCTACTCTTGGCAATTTAAATATAAAGGAGATTGAAAACAGTGACTACTTCTTTGCGTAAATCGTACAACCACCTCGCATTAAGGGGTGTACAAGTAGATGATGATGAGTTTATCAATGATTGGAATACTAACTCATTAACTAATACAACCTTAGATGAAAATCTAGCTTACACAAAAGATCTCATGCCTCGTATAATAGATATAGGT